GAACGGGGGATACTACCGAAGGAGATTTGTTTTTGTTGGCGTCAATAGAAAAACCAAAAAGTTTTGCCATAGTATAATCTGTTTAACTTCTTATTCTACTATTTAGTTGATGTCTTCACCACCAGCATTAGTGCCAGTTCCTTTGATTGCTTCCCACCATTGAACCTGAAGTTCAACAGTGAATTCTTCAATTGCACCACTTGTTTCATAGGAAAGTTCGATAGGTGCAACTTGAGTTGGGAATACATCATAGAAACGGTAGGATCTCAGTGTGGATCCATCACGATCAAGTTGGTAAACATAAGCATCTGACTGATAATCTGCTGGGTTGGTTAAACCAGTGTTATCAGAAACTCTGTTAATCGTATTCATCCACTTTTCGAAAGCGGAACGAATAGCAAAGTCAGTGTCGTTGATAACAGTAACCGTCCAAGAGTCAAAGGTTCTGTCTCCAGCAACCTTCAGAACTCTTCCTCTGAAGGGAACTTCAATTTGAGCAACATTAGATGCTGGTAAGTTTGCACCTTTTACCAAAAATCTTGACTTATCAAGAACATCGGTGCTTGGAGCAGCGGCATCTGGGAATGTAAGTACAACCTCAAACAGGTTGGCACGAGCACCGCCACCGGTTAACTTACTCTTGAAGTCGGTAATCTTTCTTAGTGGGGGTGGATTAATCTGATTTCTAGCTGGCATGATTCTTAACCTCTAGTAAAATTAAACGGAACCGATTACTTCTTCAAAAGCAACACCAGTTCTGGTGGCAATGAAGGTAAGACCAATAAAGTTAATTGATCTTGCTGGTTTAATATAAATGTCAGCAACGAATTCATTGTTATCAATAATCGCTGCCGTGTTATTTGTTTCATCACAAATAACAACATAATCAAAGATACCTCTCTTAGATTGAACATCGCGGAGGAATGGTTCAATGATATTTACAAAGTTTGTTCTTGTGATTTCATCATTGAACTCAAAGAGAATATCTTTTGCGGCAGCAGAGATAGCATCTTCGAGATAGATGAACAATCTACGAACGTTAATTCTATCAAAGGCAGAAGATTTGCCAAATCCAGTCTTATCTCCAAAGAGAATAATTCCAGCACCAGGCGAGAAGATAACTGGATTAATTCTATTAGAATACAGAATGTCTCTTTGTGCTTTACCTGGATTATATGCAAGTTTGACAGCATTCAGAATAGATCCTCTTGCAGTACCTGCTGGGGAGAACCAAGGGAATTGCTGAATATCAGTTCTTGCACAAGTTCCAGCAACATCACCATTTAGTGGTACATAACGGAAAGTATCATTGAAGCGGTCGTACATATATTTGTAACCACTGTCAAAGATTCCATAAGTTGTTGACGTAACTGGAGCAAAGAAACTTACCACATTATTTGTGATTGTGTCTATGCTGTTTACGGTGACAGTGCCAACAGAAGAGTCATTTAAAAATGCCTGTCTATATGGTGAAACAAATGCAACAGCATCCTTTCTTGCTTCTGCAACAGCAATACACTTGTTAGCAAGTGCTTGTGCCTGCTCTTTAGGATAATTTGCAGATCCCATTAGAACGAAATCAACTTCATACTCTTCGGTATTTTCAAAAAGAGTATATCCACTGATAATACCATCTAAACCACAAGAGAGTGCTCCACTTGAGGTTAGATCGGTGCCATCATCATAGTTCTTTCCGCCAGCAAGAGTGTAAGTATTTGTTCCCGCACCAGCAAAGATTACATTTGCCGCATCTTGATCCCAACCAGTATCGGAGTTGAGTTCAAACTGAGAAGCACCATTTCCACTAAATCCAGTGGTAACAACTCCGACTGGTTGAGAACCACCAAATAAGTATCTTGAGTTTGTTTCAAGATATTTTCTCCAATATGAAGGAGAACCTACAGAATACTCAGCATCTTTTGCTTTTGAAAGTGAAAGATGCTTTTCCAGAATTGTTCCAGCGTTGCCAGTAATTTCGCCTTTATCATCGATTACAACAACGTGAACTTCATCAAATCTTCCACCTCTTCCTGCGGTATACGAGGAAGTGGAGGGTCTGTTTGCGATTTGGTCCCATTCGATAGAACCGACACTTAAAGTAATTGATTGCTCTTCAAACCAATCAAGTTCCCCAGTGTATGCTCTTGTTGCAAATGCGGTTGAAAGACCAGTTGTATGAATGGCAACATTACCAGTATTTGGAAGTGCATAAACACCGTTTTGCTGATAATCTACCGCAGTTTCAGTTCCTGCCGCTGAAACAACACTCACTAGTTTGGTTGAAATCCTACCAGTACCAACTTCTGTAACTATACCTTTAAAATATCCACCAAGAAGCGAGGTTGATCCTACACCAGGAAGAGTGGTTCCTGTTGGAATTACTGCAGTAAATCCATACCCAACTGCAATGCCAGTCGTTGTAATACCAGTCAGGATTTGATCTGCTTTGCCATCAATGACAGCAACTTTAATTCCATTCGCCCAGGATCCTGGATTTTTTGCTGCAAAAGTTACATTAGTGATCGTATTGTCATCATATCCAAGTTGAACATAATGATCTTCACTTTTAATTTTAACACTTGATGCTGCACCAACAAAAGCGTTAGTTAAACTTGTATCATCCGCTCTTGCAACTCTAAGAGTTCCACCATACGCCAAGTATGATGATGCAACCATCCAATGCTCGTAATGCTTATCTGTTGAATATGGCTTTCCAAAAGTTTGATAGAGATCGTCTTCATTCTCTACCAACTGTGGAAGATCTACAGGGCCTTTTGCAAAAGGGGCTACAATTGCACCAACTGATCCAGAAACTGGATCAACTCTACCAATAGTTAAATCAACCTCTCTTACTACAATTCCAGGAGATGCTAAATTTAGAGGCATCTTAATTCTCCGTGATATCCAGAATTATTCTAAAAATATTTATTCAAAAGGGTATTTACAATGGGGAAACTATCCGTGAACAACTTACCAATCAGGATATTCCCATATTATTTCTTTAAATGCTGATTTTCTGGTTTTGATTACTCTGTTTTTAGTACATTCTTTGCACTCATATGAATATGCTGATTTGAAAGATCCTCTTCCCTTATGTGTTAAATAAAAGTCATCCATTAAACTTTTTGTCTTACCACAAATTCTACATTTTCTCTCAAAAAATAATAAGTGTTCTAGATCAATCTGATCATCTAAATCCACTATCTATACTCCCACATATAAGAGCGATCACCATATTCATCGGTATACCACCTATCTCCCGATTCATCAGTGAATGATCCTTCATCAAAACCATCTGAAATAAATCCAAATGGTGCCATATCTTGTTCTATTTGATTTTTTTGTTCCTCATAAATTCTCTTGCGGACATCATTGTCCGTCATTTCTTTAAAATAATCCTGAGCAACTAACCAGGAAAAAATAACGAGACACATTGCAAGGTCATCATTACATCCTTCTTCTGCTTCAAAAGAATTATGACGCTGTGCAAATGTTGTTAACTCTGATATAATATCATAATCAACGGTCAATAACTTGTCATCTTCCATCAAAGTTTTTAAGTTGGAGCATCCTAACTTTTTAACTGCCGCAGTCATTCTCACTCCCAACTGTGATTTTTTCCCACTAAATCCAGATCCTACAATCTGTCCAGCACGACCACGCATTGCACACATTAAAACATTATCATATTCTAAATCAAAGTGAAGAATACTTGCAACCTGATCTCCAATATCATTAACTTCTATCAATAACCAAGCATCATTGTATCCTTTCGCAACTTCATGAATAATGCTAGGAAATAGCATTGGTTTAATTTCATTATTTCTATACTTGGCAACAACCTTATATGGAAAATTGGTAATGTCAAAAACAATAAATGCCGAATAATCATTACCCAAACCACGAGCAACATCGACAGTAATCAAATAGTTATTCTCTTCTTTTGGTTCCTGATAAACATCGAGACCAGCATTTCGTTTTATCGGATCTTCATAAACAAAGTTTCTTAACTTTGATGGATTGATTAAGGTGTTAACAGAACCTAAGAATTCGCACTCGAACTCAACCTTAAACTGTTGCTCTGAAGTATTAGCAATCGTCTGCTCCTTCCAAGCAGCGTCTCTACCAGGCACCTCTGACCAATGCACATCAGTGGGCACATATTCATTCTTACCGCGTTCAGCGTCATGCCACATACGGTAGAAGTGGTTCATACCGCGTGGCGTTGAAACTATGATGACCTTTGTGCTTTGTCCAGAAGAAATAGTAGGATAAACAGAGGCAAAGAAGTCATCAGCAATGTGATTCGGGATGAAAGCGAATTCGTCAAGAAAGATGACATTATAGGATCCGCCTC